GGAAACAAGACACGCAGAGATTTGCGAAGCAGTATTTGGAAACGGTGAATGGTTTGACATCGCTGATGATGTTGCCGATCAACAGCTTATCGATGTGGAAATCCTTAAACTCCAACTCAAAGAAGACCTAGAGAAAGAGAACATTAAGAAGGCTATCACTCAGGTTGAGTTGTTAGCTGAGATTTACGGTACTGGTATTGGCGAGTTAACAGTCTCTAAGAAGACTGAGATGTATCCTCAGACAATGCCAATGCAAGATGGTACTGCCGCCTACGGAGTGATGGAGAAGGAATATACCTGCATCAAGCTAAATCCCATCAATCCTAAGAACTTCCTCATTGATCCTAACGCAACTACTGTTGATGATGCGATGGGTGTGGCAATCGAGAAGTATGTCTCCATCCACAAAGTTGTTGAGGGAATGGAAAAGGGTATCTATCGTAAAGTAGACATCCAGCCTTCTCCTGAAGATACCGACTTAGAGCCAACACAAGAAGTAAGTCAGTTCCAAGACGACAAAGTATTGTTGCTAACCTACTACGGCTTGGTTCCTCGTGAGTATATTGAGCAGCTAGAAAACGAAGATGGCGAAGTTGTTGACCTCTTCCCTGAAGACACAACTGCTGACAAGTATAGTGATCTAGTAGAAGCAATTATCGTGATCGCCAATGGCGGACAACTACTCAAAGCAGAGAAGAATCCTTACATGATGAAGGATCGTCCTGTTGTCGCTTACCAAGACGATACCGTTCCTAATCGGTTCTGGGGTCGTGGTACTGTCGAAAAAGCCTACAATATGCAAAAAGCTATCGACGCACAATTACGGGCGCACTTGGATAGTCTAGCTTTAACGACTGCACCGATGGTGGCAATGGACGCTACTCGTCTTCCTCGTGGTGCTAAGTTTGAAGTCAAGCCCGGAAAAGCAATCCTAACGAATGGTAATCCTAATGAGATTATGGTTCCATTTAAGTTCGGTAATACCGACCCAGCAAACCTACAAACCAGCACTGTGTTTGAGCGTATGCTCTTGCAAGCCACTGGCACAGTTGACTCTGCTGGTCAGCCAACACAGTTTACTCGTGACGGTGCGGCTCAGTTCTCAATGTCTATCGCTGGTATCATTAAGAAGTACAAGCGTACCTTGATGAACTTCCAAGAGGACTTCTTAGTTCCATTGATTGAGAAAGCAGCCTATCGCTTTATGCAGTTTGACCCTGAGCGTTATCCAACAGTAGACCTCAAGTTCACTCCTCTAGCTACATTAGGCATTATTGCCCGTGAATACGAGCAACAACAGATGATTGCTCTCTTGCAGACCCTCGGTCCTGATACTCCTGTATTGCCGATGATCCTAAGAGGCATTATTGCAAGCTCTAGCCTACCTAATCGTGCTGATATGATTATTCAGTTAGAACAAATGATGCAGCCTAACCCAGATCAACAGGCTTTACAGCAAGCTGAAATACAGCTCAAAGTACAGGCAGCACAGGCTGAAATCGCTAAACTACAGTCCGAAGCTGTCAGAAACAGCGCTTCTGCTCAGAAAGACGTAGTTGAGGCTCAATTGATGCCACAAGAGACTCAGGCGAAGATTATTAGCGGTTTAAGCCAGAATATTCGTGGTCAAGACACCAACGGAGAGTTCGCTCAAAGAGCTAAGATTGCTGAACTAGCCCTCAAAGAAGAAGATATTAAGAGCAATGAGCGTATTGCCAACTTACAAATGTTACAAAAACAAGCAAAAAGTGCTTGACATTTATAGAAAAGTGTGGTAATATCACCACAGTGTTGTAATTTAACAACACAGTTCCCATTATAGGAGAAAACTGTGGACAAAGAACTTCAAAAGTATTATGACGATCGCTTTGCGATGATGTCAACCCAAGGCTGGCTTGATTTTATGCAAGACATCAAAGAAATGCAAAAGGCTGTTGACAACCTGCTTAGCGTTCAAGATGAAAAAACGCTGTTTTTCCGTAAAGGACAACTGGATATCCTACTTTGGATTTCAACCCTTAGAGAAACTTCAGCAAAGGCTTACGAGCAACTGCAAGACTCGTCGGGAGACGCTCAAGATGCCTCGTAGGTTGTTCGACTTCAAGTGCGAAGCCGGACATGAACAAGAAATGTTAGTTGATTATGAGACAACTACCGTGACTTGTTTGACGTGTGGCTCTGCTACACATCGTCAATTATCTGCACCTCGTATCAACTTAGAACCGTTTACTGGGATTTTTCCTAGTGCAACGAGTAAGTGGGAGAAACGAAGATCAGAGAAGTTGGCACAAGAGCGAAAGCTCAACAGGGACAGAGATACTGCGTAAGCACCTTTGTTATTTTATAAATCCTACAATCACTTTGTGACAGGAGCATTAATATGGCTGAATTTGTTGAAGAAAACGAACTGCAAGAAGGAAAGTTTGACCAGATAGACGCACAAGCGGAGCAACCTCAAGAGACACCACAGCCTCAAGAGACTCTAGCACAAGAAGAACCTAAACAGGAAGTAGTTCCTGAAAAGTACAAGGGTAAGTCACTCGAAGACATCGTTAAGATGCACCAAGAAGCTGAAAAGCTAATCGGTAGACAAGCTCAAGAAGTACATGAGGTTCGCAGTCTTGCTGATCAACTACTCAAGCAACAACTCGATACTAAACAAACACAACCTATTGAACAGGCACAGGAAGAAGATTTTTTTGCTGACCCTAAACAGGCAGTCAACAGAGCTGTAGATCAACACCCTGCTGTTCTTGAAGCAAAACAAGCAGCACTCGAAATGAAGAGGATTAAGATTGCTCAACAACTGCAATCAAAACATCCCGACTTTATGGAAATTGCACAAAACAGTGATTTTCATGAATGGGTCAAAGCAAGCCCAGTTCGAATTGACTTGTTTACAAAAGCCGACGCTGAGTTTGACTTTCCGTCTGCTGATGAATTGCTAAGTACCTACAAGGAACTCAAGCAAATCAAAACAGCACAACAGAAAGCCGCAGTATCCGCAGTCGAAACTAAAGCTCAAGAAACAGCATTGAAAGCTGCTGGAGTTGATGTTGGTGGTTCTGGTGAAGTAAGCAAGAAGATTTATCGTCGTGCTGACCTTATCAAATTGAAAATTACCGACCCTGATCGGTATATGGCGCTACAAGATGAAATTATGGCTGCCTATGCTGAACACAGGGTTAAATAACTTAATCTTAGGAGATTTATAAAATGGCTTTAGGTACTAATCACGTTACCGCCACTCGTGCGGCTACATTCATTCCAGAAATTTGGAGTGACGAAATCGTTGCAGCATACAAAAAGAATTTAGTTGCTGCTAATTTGTTTAAAAAGATGAGCTTTAAGGGCAAGAAAGGTGACACCGTTCACATTCCAGCTCCTGTTCGTGGCTCTGCTAACTTGAAAGTTGCTGAAACTCAAGTTACTTTGAACGCTAACACCGAATCAGAAGTATTGGTGTACATCAACAAGCACTATGAATATAGCCGCTTGATCGAGGACATCGTCGAAGTGCAAGCTCTGTCTTCACTCCGTCAGTTCTACACCGACGACGCTGGTTACGCTCTTGCTAAGCAAGTTGACACCGACTTAGTTCGTTTAGGTCGTGGCGCTAACGGCGGTGACGGTACTGCTGCTTATGACAAGGCATACAAAGGTGACGACGGTACAACTCTGTACACCGGCACTGCTGCTGCTTTGACTGCTGCTGCTATCCGCCGCACCATTCAGCGTTTGGATGACAACGATGTTCCAATGGACGGTCGTTTCTTCATCATCCCTCCATCAAGCCGTAACACATTGCTTGGCTTAGACACTTTCACCACGTTCAATAGCGTTGGTGAGGCTGCTTCTGCTAACAGCATTCGTAACGGTATGATCGGTGACATCTACGGTGTTTCCGTATATGTAACGACAAATGCTGATGCTGCTACCGATGGCGATCGTATCGCTTTGATGGCACACAAGGACTTTGCTGTTCTTGCTGAGCAAGTAGCTGTTCGCAGCCAAACTCAGTACAAGCAAGAGTACTTGGGTACACTCTTCACTGCTGACACTCTCTACGGTGTTGCAGAGTTGCGTGATACTTCTGCTATCGCTCTTGCTGTACCTGCTTAATTAAGCAACTCAGGATCCCGCTTCGGCGGGGTCTTGTTTAAGTACATTCCATGAGTGTATTTAAATAAGACAGAGGAACTACTACATGGCAATCTATAGAGGTTCTGGCGGATCACTAGATGGACAAACAGAGTCACTGAGCTTTCCGGTCTCAATATCGCAAGGCGGTACAGGACAGACAGACCCTAATAAAGCCTTTAATGCTCTAGCGCCAACACAACAATTTAATAGCGGTAAATACCTCAAGACTGACGGTGCTAATACATCGTGGGATCAGATTGAGATCAGCACTGAGGATATTACTGGTGTTCTTAGTACTAGCAATGGTGGTACTGGTGCTTCGGACATAGAAACAGCAAGAACTAATCTTGGCTTAGCGATCGGTACTGATGTTCCTAGCCCTACCGGTACAGGCGCTTCTGGTACTTGGGCGATCGATGTTACAGGTAACGCTGCTACAGTAACCAATGGTGTTTACACTACTGGTGATCAAACAATTGCTGGTGCAAAGACTTTCTCATCGACAATTGTCGGTGACATTAGCGGTAACGCAGCAACTGTAACAAATGGAGTTTATACTTCTGGTTCATATACTAATCCTTCGTGGATTGTATCCTTAGATGGAAGTAAATTAACTGGAACTGTAGTTGCTACCAACGGAATTGTATCAACTGGCTCGTATGCAGACCCTGCTTGGATTACATCATTAGCTGGCTCAAAAGTTACAGGTAACATTACAGGTAACGCTGCCAATGTTACAGGCACTGTAGCAGTCGCTAATGGCGGTACAGGCGCTACAACAGCAACAAATGCTCGTGTAAATCTGTTACCTAGTTACACTGGCAATGCTGGTAAAGTATTAGGACTTAATGGCACTGCTACTGATGTAGAGTGGATTAGTAGTGCTGGATCTGGCTCAGTAACAAGTGTTGCTTTAACAGCACCAACAGGATTTGCAGTTACTGGTTCTCCAGTTACTTCTGCAGGTACTTTGGCACTTGCTTTTGATACTGGTTATTCGTTACCAACAACGACAAAGCAATCTGAGTGGGATACAGCCTATACAGATCGTTTAAAGTGGGATGGCGGCTCTACAGGTTTAAATGCTGCTACAGCCCGCACAAGCCTTAGTTTAGTCATTGGCACAGACGTACAAGCCTATGATGCACAATTAGCTGATGTTGCTGGATTAACCCCTACAGATAATGGGGTTATTATTGGTAACGGTACTAATTTTGTGGTAGAATCTGGTAGTACATTTAGAACTTCTGTTGGTTTAGCAATTGGAACCGATGTTCCTAGCCCAACAGGAACTGGTGCAAGCGGTACTTGGGGTATTAGCATCACCGGTAATGCTGCAACAGCAACCAATGGTGTTGTTACTACAGGTAGCTATGCTGATCCATCATGGATTACATCGCTTGCTGGTTCTAAGATCAGTGGAAACATTAGTGGCAATGCAGCAAACGTAACAGGTACAGTAGTGGTTGCTAATGGCGGTACAGGTGCAACAACCTTGACAGGATATGTAAAAGGTAATGGAACGTCGGCGATGACTGCATCAGCCACGATTTCTGGTTCAGATATTAGTGGCGGAACAATTGACGGAGGAACGTATTAATGCCAACAACTATTGTAATTAAGAACAGCTCAACGGCTGGCTCAGTCCCAACAGCGGGTCAGCTAGTTCAGGGCGAGTTAGCGGTCAATGTAACAGATCGTAAGATATTCACAGAGACCTCTACTGGTACTGTCGTTGAAATCGGCGGTGGCGCTCGTGGAGCTGGTGCAGACGATATTTTCTATGAGAATAGTAAAACTGTTAATGGTAGTTACACTATCTCGACAAACAAGAATGCAATGTCTACTGGTCCTATCACCCTTGCATCTGGAGTTTCTGTAACTGTTCCTAGCGGTAGTCGCTGGGTCGTTTTATAAGGAAAATATATGTCTATTGTCTTATTAGGCTCAACTAGCGGAAGTTGTACACTACAGGAACAAGCGGTAGCTGGTACTACTACGCTTACTCTGCCAACATTTAACGGCACAGTAGGTCTTTTAGTTAGTGGAACAGCCGTAGCTTCTACTTCAGGCACTTCTATTGACTTTACAAGTATTCCAGCAGGAGTTAGGCGAATTACTGTAATGTTTAATGGTGTTTCTACAAGTGGAGTTTCAAGCCCTTTAATTCAATTAGGCTCAGGTTCACCTACAACTTCAGGATATTTAGGGGTTGGAAGTCGCTGGGTTGGTTCAGGCACAGGCGAAACAGCATTTACAACTGGATTAGGGCTTAATGGTGTTCAAGCCGCTTATTTATATCGTGGAGCAATTGTTTTTAATTTATTAGGTTCTAATGCTTGGATTGGTGTAGCAAATATGTCTGAAACCTCTGCAAATGTTATGTTTATGTCAACAACATCTGTAACCCTCTCAGGAACTCTTGACCGAGTCCGTATAACCACAGTAAACGGCACAGACACTTTTGATGCTGGCACTATTAACATTTTGTATGAATAAGGAATAAATCATGGAACGAATTGAAGTGAA